AAAGGATTTAATTTAGACCAAATTATAAATACAAAAGCTAGAACAAAAAATACTAAATCTTTAAAAGATAAAATCTCTAGAAATGAAGAGTCTGTAAAAAGTGCTCGTAAATCATCTAGAAGAAAAAAGAATTTTGATATTGATGAGTTAGATCTTAATATCTAAATAACTACCTGAACAGGGAAATAGGTACCCTATAAAATTATAATAAAAAAATGGCAATTAACGGAACAAATATAAGCGTTCAAAAAACGTTTTACAACGATTCACAAATGACAGACATGAACAGTTTGTCAAATGCATTGTTGGCAAAGCCTACTGAACTGTCTCCGATTATTACTCATTTAGCAGGTAAAGACGATAAAAGATTTCCTTTATCTTTCTTAACAGAAGGAGTTGGTAACACAAAGTCTATTGACAGGTTAGAATATGAGTATCGTGTGGCAACACATAGAATGAGAACGAGACCAGTAGCAGCTGCAGGACCAACAGGAAGTAGCATTGGATTAGGAGGAGCAACTTTTGAAGTTGAATTTCCTGACAAACATTTTGTATTCCCATACGTATTAGTATCTCAATCAGGTACACAAGCACGTATTATGAAAGAACCAGAGCAAGTAGCAGGAGGATCTTCATGGAAATACACTTTACAATTAATTAACCCTTCAGCTACGGCAGTTATGCCAGCGGCTGATGTTGTTGCAGGAGCGCTTTTTGCGCAAATGTACGCACCAGTAGGAGTTGACTTCTCTAGAGGTAACGCTTCTAACTGGGAAACTCCAGGTAAAGTAAGAAACAAACTAACTACAGTTAGAAAATCTTACCACATGTCTGGAAACGCTAAAGATTATGTAGCAGAATTTTCTTTACCTAAAAAAGGTGGATCTACTACTAAACTTTGGATGGACTACGAAGAGTACTTACACATGCTTGACTTTAAAGAAGAGTGTGAAATGTACTACTGGTATGGTCAAAAAACTTATGATGCAAATGGACATACTTACATGAAAGATGAGAATGGACAACCTGTAATCGTAGGTCCTGGTCTTTTAGAGCAAATTGTTGAAACAGACACTTACTCTACAATGACTGAAACAAAACTTAAGAACATCATCGGTGATTTATTTTATTCAATGACTGATGCTGCTCAAAAGCAGATAACTCTTTATACTGGTACTGGTGGAGCTCGTGAATTTGATGAAGCTCTTAAATCACACTTCTCAGGTAATACTTGGAAGGTAGGTGGTGAGAACAGATTTATCACAGGTTCTGGTAGATCATTAGGGTTAACTGGTTACTTTACTTCGTACGAGCATGTAGATGGACATAATGTGAATGTTGTAAAACTTCCATTATTTGATCATGGTGCAGTAGCTCAGGCTCGTGCAAAGCACCCAACAACTGGATACTCTCTTGAATCTTATAGAATGGTATTTGTTGATCAGTCAAACTATGACGGTCAAAATAACCTACAAATGATCTCTAAGAAAGGTCGTGAGTCTATGAGATGGTGTGTTGCTGGTTCTGTAGTTCCTAGAGGATTCTCTAGCACAGACACAAGAGCATCTGATGTTGACGGGGCAAGCGTTCACATGTTAAAAACAGCTGGTATCGCTCTTAAGAGATTTGATACTTCGCTTGATATAACTTGTGTAGCGTCCTAATTTGGCATTAACGTGCGTCTATATATTGGTTTTTGATTAAGGTTGTAGGGGAGCAATCCCCTACTTCTTTAATTAATTATCTTACGGAGAGTTATTCTTTACATCCACCTAACTAAGACTTTAAAAGAACTATTATTATGAGTAAAAAAGTGTATTTAAGGAGAAAAGACCTAGGAGGTCATCTACCTAAAGCAGTAAGAGCCGAAGCAAAAACAAGGCTTAGTAGTGTCTATGTAAATAGGCAACCATTAAAAGGATTTAGTCCTGAAGATGAAAAAAAATATATGCAAGGAATTTTAGATGTTTCGCCAGAGCACGTAGATTGGCCTAAACATTCTAAAAGATTCTGGGCAGATATGACAATACCTGTAGGATTTACAGGGGTTGAACTTGAAATAGGTAAACATGAAGATGGTACACCAATAAGCATTATGGATTTTATTAAATATAATTTTGCTATTAGACATCCTTATGTTGGCTTAACTAAAGAAGAAATGAACTCAAGCGTTAATAAAAAGTTCTATATTCAAGACCTTTCAAGAGAAGATAAAGTTAAAAATAACTCTATTAAACTTAAAAAGGATGCAGATAAAGAATTTATTAAAGTTTCTTCAGATCTAAAAAATATGAAAAGAATTTTACGATTAATGTCTAGCACTAATCCTGATAGGATGACTGAAGATCAAATTGAAAATTCTCTTTATGAGTTAAAAAATTCTAACCCAAAGAAATTTGTTAGAATTGCAACTGATAAAAATTTAGAGCTAAGAGCAGAAATTGATGAGTTTGTTTCAGCTGGAGTTTTAAGAAAAATTGGAAATCAAGTTATCTTTATAGATGAAGTGTTAGGAGATACAGTAGAAGACACAATTGTTTATCTTAAAGATAAAAAGAATTCTGGAAAATTAACTATACTAAGAGCAAAGCTTAAAGAATTATCTTTAACATAATATGAATGTACAACAAATGCATCTGGCAGTTCAGCAAGGAGTGGATAAAATTAATTCACTCCAGGCTGATACGCTTTTAAGAGAAGAGATAGATATTGAATTAAATAAAGCCGTAAGTAAGTATATAAATACTAGATACGGTAAAAATAATATATATAGAAAAGGTTTTGAAGAAAGTCAAAAAAGAATTGACGATCTTAGAAATTTAGTAACAGAATTTGAAGGAACTGCTACATTTAAAGAGCAGTTAACTACAAATATTTTTGTTGATACATTTTCTTTACCTTCAAATTATATGTATTTAGTGTCTCAACTATCTAAAGTTGTGTCAAGAAAAAATTGTAAGTCTATAAATTATCATTTAGATTCTATAAATACACAAGCCTTAAAACCTTATTTTGCAATAGGTTTAAGTGAATTTGTTTGTAATGATAATAGTCAAATTGCAGACTCTTTAGTTTTATATGAAGATATAAATGATGCTACAACAGGTCAAGTGACTATTTGGAGTAATACTAATAATTATCAATTTCCTCAAGATATTGGACAGCTAATTACAAATGTAGTAGCTAATCCTCCTGCAGGAATTGAAATTTATTGGGAACAATTTAATACTTTACATTTTCCAGGACAATTTATTGTTTTAATAAATACAGATGTAATTTCATGGTTTGAATGGGATGCTTCTGTAGGTACAGTTTCTACTTTAGCAGCTTTAGATTCTACATCAACAGTTTTAAAAACAGCTACAGGTAATAATGCAACATTAGATTACAATGAAAAAAGAGTATCTAGTCATCACTCTTCAGGTACAATTACTAATACAGTAAGTAATACATTTGTTCAGCATGATGATGTATTTACATTATTACACGATCCGTTTAATACAACTAAAAAAACAGATCCTCTTACTACTATACGTGGAAACAACATAGATATATACACGAATGATATATTTATAATAGACGCAGTGAAAATAACATATATAAGAAATCCAAAGAAAATTTCACTATCTTTGGGAATTGATTGTGAGCTACCAGACCATACTCATCAAACGATTGTGGATATGACAGTAAGCAGTATATTAGAGGGAATTAGTGACCCTCGATACCAAACTCACGAAGCTGAGGTAGGTAAAAATGAATAAATATTAATTTTAAAAAAATAAAAAAATGGCAAGACATTTAATTATTGGTGATGGTACTACAAGATCTACAGCTAATCCTGTTGAGGACGGTGCAATCACTATACAAAAAATGAGCGCATCTGGACCAACTGATTTAGTTTTAGGAGACTCTATAGTAGATGCTCCTATGATTAGAATTGTAGGTGGAGGTAAAGATGGAAAAAATATTGTAACTCCTTGGATTTACGGTAAAGATGTAATTAATTATAGCGGTCAATCGTATACGGCTCCACAAGCATGTACAGTTACTGATACTATTTCAGGTAATGCTACTACAGGAGGTGCTTTAGTACTTAAATTTATAAAGACTTCAGGTCCTAGACAAGAATTCTTTAGCTTTACTACTGATATTGCAAACGGTACAGCAGAAGCTGATACAGATGCTGCAATTAAAACAGCATTTGAAGATGCTTCTTTAGTAAAGCCAGATTGGTTAAATCCAGTTTGTGACGCTACAGCAGGTTCAACAGTTGTGTTTTCAGGAGCAATTAGAGGTGATGTAGCTTATAGTGGAAACACTTGGGATTACGAACCAGTACAAATTAAACTAATTGTAGAAAGTTTTGCAGGTACTCCTCAAACACATACTGCTTCAGCTACTACAGGTGGACACCCAGGATACGGTGACGGATTTGCAGTAAGAGCTTTTGAAGAGTCACAGCAAGGTATTCAAGCTGGATTCTACATGAGAGGGCACTTACCAAAGCAACCTACTTTAGAATCTGTAACAGGTACAAATTATGATATGTACTCAATTGTAGCAACTAAAGACGGTTCTTCATCTTCTCAAATTAATGGAGTTGATAACTTAATAGAGCTTAATGTTGCAGCAGTAGCAGGTGATGCTGATAGCTTAATCTTTGAAAACAAACTTAACGCATATTTCACTGGTTCATTTCCAGCTGTAATACTGTAATTATTAACCTTATAAAATAAAATAAAAATGGCAAATTCAAATTTAAAATTAGGGGTTGTAACAGCAAGGTACTTAGCTAGTGACGGTGTTTCGGATGCTTCTCATACTTTAGCAACTTCTAGCAGCTTACCTATTGGAGCAGCTGTAACTAGAGTAACTCTTATTGCAAGAGGAGCTGTAGCGGCTTCAGGTTCAGCAACTATGACTATTACTGCAGGTGGAAAAAATATTTCTACTGCGGTTGGAAAAGCTAAACTAGCTGGTGCAGGTTATATCTATACTGAAAATTCAGATTTTCAAGCAGATACTGTAACATCTTCTGCTGCGGCAATTGGTGTAACACTTGCTTCAACTTCTGGTGGTTTAACTGGAGGTACAGCAGATGTAGACATTATTGTAGAATACGCTTTATTAGGGTAATCTACATTTAACATAAGACTTATAGGGGGCATTAGTCCCCCTATCGGTCTTTTTTTATAAAATTTAAAATATGGCATTATCTTTAAACGCAGCAGACAGCTGTAAATTCTTATCAGTAATTATAAATTACAGTGCTCAACAAGCAACTAATTTACAAATAGATATAATAGATGCTAACGGAATTCCTGTAAATGGAAATCTTAATCCAACATTTACTATACAACCAGGATCACCAGCTATTAGCTATCCTATTCCAGTTAACAATTTAACAGTTGACTATGGAATTATAACAGTTGTATTAAATGTTCAAAATGGAGGAGAAATAGACAGACAAACAGTATTACTACATTGTGATATTGATTGTTGTTTAACAAAATTAACTAATGAACTTATAGACTGTCATTGTGACTGTGCAAGATGTTCAAAAACTTTAGCAAAAGCTCAAAAAGTATTTTTATTACTTGACTCTGCTAATTATGCTTTGGTACAAGCAAACAGTGTACCCTCAAGTCAAAAACCAGGCTTTATAGATGACGCAAATTCAAAATATTTAAAAGCAAAAGAAATTTGTGACGAAAGTTGCGGATGTGATTGCTAAACTAATTACAATATATGGCAACTGACTATACAGAAGACGCTTCTAACATTGACAGAGAATCTAAAGACAGGCCGTCTAAAGAAAGAGAGGAAAGATCTTCTACAAGTACTAAAGAAGAACTAGGAGCAGAAACAAGGTCTGAATCTTCTGGTATAGATACATCCGGATATGAAGGTAATCCAGTACAATTTGGTAGACCTGCTGGAAACCCTCCTAGATACATATTAATGGCTGGAGAAACACATCCAGATAATTCAGGAAGATCTAGAATAATAATTAACAAATATGTTACTACAGATCCAACTGGTTTGTCTGTAACTCCTGGGTACGATTATGTAGTAATGGCTACAGATGTCACTCAAGGAAGTAATATTTCTAATGCAGTAATTCAAAACCAAGCTTTAACTCATATTATTATATCTTATACAGCATCTGCTTTACCAGATTATGCAAGTATGAGAACAATAAAAATTAAGTGGAATTCAGGATTTGAAAAAGAGTTTCAAGTACTTTTACCAGGTAACTGGGCAAATGCAAATGTTTTTCCAAACCTTGGGGTTATGCCTGTAGGTCAGGACTCTGATGTTTTTACAAATAGTTGTGATCCTATCAGTGCTGCTAATGCCTATCTTGCAAGAGGAAGATATGGTCCATACCAAGTTTTAGATGGAGAATATTTAAATTTTTATGTTACTAAATCAATAATTAATCCTACACAAGGAACATCTTTAGATCCATTTCCGGAAGGGCAATGGATGACTGCAAATGCTTATAATACTTCAGGCTCAATTGTAAATTTAGATTATAATATTTTTAGTGTTAATCAAAGTAGTAGTATTGCAAGTCCTTTTCAATTACCATTTAATCAACAAGTAGGTCCTACTCAAATGGCAATTTCTAATCCTGGTGTAAGTTGGTGGGGACAAACAAGTTCATTTAGGATTGCAGAACCTGTTCCAGGTTTAGGGCCGGTAGAACAAGAATATCATCTTATAACAACCGCATACCCTTTAAATTCTAATTATGATAATCAATTACCATATACAGGAAGTTTAAATCCAAGTGGAGGTTTTGTAAATGAAGGATTTGCAAACACAAGTTATAATTCTTCATATTATGATAAAATGGTTCAAGGGTTTCAAGGAATTGGAATGTTTAGTGGTTTAAGTTCTATATTTGGAGGAGATGGATTTGGTTTTTCTTTTAGAAGTTATGTTTTATATTCTTTTAATATTCCTGACTGTTTACCAGAGCCTAGACCAGTAGTAGATGCGTGTGCAGATCCAAATAGTGCAGCATTTTATCAATACACAGGAAATGATTGTTCTGGGGCTTCTCTTTCTGCAGCTATTTTAAGTAATCCAACCTCAGTTATATTTACACCTCAATCTTGTTGTCCAGATTGTATTAATGTAAGTGGAGATGATATTACTATTAGTACTCAACCATTACAACTTGTAGCTCAAGCTTCTGATCCTACTACTCCTGGAGGAACAGATGGATGGATAAATGTAACTGTGAAAGACAATGGATTTGGATCAAATACTTTATTAGGTGCAACATTTGGGTTACCTACAGGTACTCCAAATTATACATTTGTATTACAAAGTCAAGATGCATCTTATCAAATGCAAGGAAACACTGCGGGACACGCTGTTGGATCTGGGGCTATTAGTTCAAACTCTTTTACTTTTGGGAATGGTTTAACAGCAGCTGATAATACTAAT